CCGAGCAAGGCGGGCAGCGTCGCTTGGTTGTACTGAATTGTGTACCTTGGTTCTATGATTGATTTCATCTCAGAAAACTGGATTGCCCTCACGATTGGCTTGATGGCATTCATTAAGATTATCGTAAACCTCACTCCTACGGACGCTGACAATGCTGTATTTGGTTACCTCGATATCCTTATTACTGCTGTTACTGGCGACCGCCGTAAAAAGAAGTAAGATGGCTAAGATTGGAAGCGAGAGCTATCCCCTAAAGAATTCTCCGACAGGGGCGGACACGGTTATTGGAACTGATTCTGAGGACGGTAACGCGACCAAGCAGTTTCCTGTCTCGGGTATTATTAGTGCTGTAACCACCAGCGGTGGTGTAGTCACTTCCGTAAACGGACTGGGGCCTATTAGTACGAACCCTAATACAGGCAATGTAGGCGTTACGCTAGACACCGTCCCCGGTGTTCAGGCAGCGTATTCGCATGCCAATGTTACTGTCGACCAGTACGGAAGGGTTGTCAGTGCGTCTAGCAATACTCCTGTAGAGTCTGTGAACGGCATTGACGGTAATGTTACGCTTAGCGCGGGCGACGGTGCGAGTGTTGTTACTGACCCCGCCAACCCCCAGAACATCATTATCTCCGCTCCCGGCGGCGGAGGTGGTAGCGGTAGCGTGACCCAAGTACTTGGTGGTACAGGATTAGAAACCGTTCCGGGAGGGGGAATCACTACCACGGGTACGATTGACCTTGCTGACACCACTGTCACTCCCGCCTCGTACACGAACGCCAATATCACCGTCGACCAGCAGGGTCGTATTACGGATGCTTCTAACGGTGACGGTCAGCCCAACCAAGACTTGCAGTCGGTGCTTACGACGGGTAACGCCGCTACTACAGGCATCACCCTCAACGGAGGGGCCCCCATCGTTCTCAACGGCGGTGGCATTTCCGCGCTTACTGGTGCTGCTGTCGTGCAAGACCTTACTTGGAGCGCCTCGGGAGAGGGTTACAACCTTCAGCTCACCAACGAGCTGGACCTATCTTGTAATGTTCTGGACGCTCAAGGCGCCTCGGGAACGTACAATCAAATGCTCATCGCCGACCCGTCTCAGAATAGCGGTAATGGCGGCGTGCTATGGGTTGACCAACCCGTGCTTTCATATCGGAATCAAATTCCCGCGTCTGTAATTGCTACTCTGGGGCCCAGTACCGGACCAACCCTTATTGCTGCTCCGGGCGCAGGTAGGTATATACAGGTTGTTTCGGCTGCATACCGCTTTGCGTATTCTGCTCCGGTGTACAATATAGTTGGCGACATCGGACTTTATACCGCATCGACTCCGCAGTATACCCTTCCCGGCGCTGTGTTGGGTCTCCCTGCCACTACCGTACAGCAGATGAACGTACAGGCCAACGCTCAGATGGCGCAGAATGCTCCTTTGAATCTGTATCTGTCTGGAGGCGTTACTGCCGCTGGCAATGGAGACCTATACTTGGAAATAGGGTACAAGATTGTCTCTATTTAATGAGAGACATCCGCAAGGTTTGCATTGGTCCTAACTACAAGGACTCTATGTGTTATGTGGTGGGGCAGCCTGTTCTCGGTAACTCCCACCATATACATTTAATTAAATACAACGATGAGACGGGGAGCATCCTCATCTATATCGAGCAAGGCGACATCATTGTTCTCTGGAAGGAGTTCATTGCGATGCCTACTTCACTGGAATACAATATAAACTTTTGAGGGCAGTCAATCAATTCGTAGTTCGGGGACACAGATACAATAACACCAAGGGAGACCTCATCGTAAGTACGAGCGAGGAAGACCATCGCTTCTCAAACCGAGAGGGGGAGGTCGTAGCACTTCCATTGGGTTATGAGGGTCCTATTGCCGTAGGCGACACCCTGCTGGTTCACCACAACGTCTTCAAGTACTACAATGATATGAGGGGCAGGCGTCAAAGCGGGCGCAGCTTTCTGAAAGACGACCTCTTCCTTGTTGATTTCGACCAGTTCTATATGTACCGCAGCGATGGGAACTGGCATCCTCACGACAGGTATTGCTTTGTACAGCCTGTACCCCCAGAAGATTCAACCATCTTCAAGCCAATAACTGAGGAGCCGCTGGTCGGTATAATGCGATATCCGAATGATTATCTTACGGCTCAAGGAATTGAGCCCGGAGATACGGTTACGTTCCGCCCTGAAAGCGAGTACGAGTTTAGTGTAGACGGGGAGAAGCTGTATCGAATGTTCGACCATCAGATAACATGCAAGATTCAAAGAAGCTAAAGGAGCGTATCATCTGTGCGGGGAGAGTGGCTGTTGAACAACTGATTAAGGTTGCTCAAGAGGATATCCTCAAGCCCGGCGAAGACGACGACCTTGCAGCGGATAGGCTAAAGAATGCGGCGGCTACCAAGAAGCTGGCCATCTTCGACGCCTTGGAGATTTTGAATCGCATAGACTCCGAAGAGGAGGCGCTGGGGTTGTCGGATGAATCTACCGAGGCCGAAAGCAAGATGGGTTTTGCAGAACGACGGTCCAGATAAACTCTACCACCCTGTCTCAGGGTTGGTATCGAAGTCAGTAGTGTCTAATAAGAACCGCGCTAAGACGTGGTTCTATGGATACAACGAGAAGTACAATATGGTGGTCATCTCCAAGACGGGGAAGATTGGAGACATCATAAACATCAACGGCATTAACATCGCCTTGCCTCCGTCACCCAAGGACGTTTCCGATGGGGATGACCGATGGGTACGTAAGGAGCTCCCTCGGGCCCTCTCACGCATCCAAAGCATCTTCCAATGGAATGAGATGCCTAAGGTGTTTAAGTCCGAGTGGGTGGACTATATCGAGGATGAATTCGACCGGCGTGAAGACGGGCACTGGTTCGTCAACAACGGTGAGCCTACCTATATCACTGGCGCCCACTATATGTATTTGCAGTGGACGAGTATTGACGTGGGGTACCCTGACTTCCGTGAGGCCAACAGGATATTTTTTATCTTCTGGGAAGCATGCAAAGCCGACTCCCGATGTTTTGGTATGGCGTACCTCAAGATTCGCCGTTCTGGTTTTTCTTTCATGGGCTCTTCGGAGTGCGTCAATACGGGTACTCTCGCAAAGGATGCGCGGGTAGGTATACTTTCCAAGACCGGTTCTGATGCGAAGAAGATGTTTACGGACAAGGTGGTTCCTATCGCAAACCGACTTCCGTTCTTCTTCAAACCGATACAAGACGGTATGGATAAGCCAAAGACGGAACTTGCTTTCCGTGTCCCGGCGTCAAAGATTACCAAGAAGAATATGTACAACATCGAAGCTGAGGAAATCCTCGGTCTCGATACCACCATCGACTGGAAGAACACCGACGACAACTCCTACGACGGAGAGAAGCTCCTCCTACTAGTACACGACGAGAGTGGGAAGTGGGTCAAGCCGAACAATATCCTCAACAACTGGAGGGTAACCAAGACGTGCCTGCGCTTGGGTAGCAAGATTATCGGCAAGTGCTTGATGGGGTCTACATCGAACGCCTTGGCTAAGGGTGGTGCGAACTTCAAGAAGCTGTACGAGGATTCTGACCCGACTACAAGGAACGCCAACGGACAGACCAAGAGCGGTATGTATTCCTTGTTCATCCCTATGGAGTACAACATGGAGGGGTTCATAGACCAGTACGGTCACCCCGTCTTCAACGCTCAGGAGAAACCCGTACGTGGCGTTGATGGTGAGATGATTCGCGGTGGAGCCATAGACTATTGGGAGGCAGAGGTAGACAGCATGAAGAGCGACCCTGATGCGCTCAACGAGTTCTACCGTCAGTTCCCTCGTACTGAGTCACATGCGTTCCGCGATGAGAGCAAGCAGAGCTTGTTCAACCTCACTAAGATTTACCAGCAGATAGACTACGCCGACAGTCTTGTTAAGGAGCACTACCTCACGCGCGGGTCTTTCAGTTGGGAGAATGGAATTAAGGACACTAGGGTAATATTCAGGCCCGATAAAAGGGGTAGGTTTAATGTTTCTTGGACTCCGAACAAGGGTCAGCAGAACAGAATAGTAGAGAAACGTGGAATTAAATATGCTGGTAACGAGCACCTTGGCTCATTTGGATGTGACTCTTACGACATTAGTGGCACTGTGGGTGGCGGCGGCTCTAACGGTGCTCTTCACGGAATGACAAAGTTCCATATGGATGATGCCCCTACCAATGAGTTCTTCTTGGAGTATGTCGCTAGGCCACAGACGGCTGAGATATTTTTCGAGGAGGTCTTGATGGCGTGCGTCTTCTATGGCATGCCCATCCTTATCGAGAACAACAAGCCAAGGCTACTGTACCATTTCAAGAACCGTGGGTACCGTGGGTTTTGTATGAACCGTCCGGACAAGAACTTCAACAAGCTGAGTAAGACGGAGAAGGAGCTAGGTGGTATCCCCAACAGCTCTGAGGACGTCAAGCAGGCTCACGCCGCCGCTATCGAGAGTTATATCGAGAAGCATATCGGAGTAGACATGGACGGTACATACCGTGAGGTCGGGGAGATGGGGGCTATGGCTTTCGTGCGTACCCTCGAGGACTGGGCTCGGTTTGACATCAGCAACAGGACTGCTTTCGACGCAACCATCAGCAGCGGACTGGCGGTTATGGCTAATCAAAAACACCTCTATATGCCTGAACAGAAGAAGAGTTCTATAAGCATTAACTTGCCGAGGTACAACAACCGTGGTTTTCGTAGTGAACGATTGGACTAAATGAAAGACGTCAAGGTAAACATCTCCACTGCTGGTTTCCCAAGTCAGTTTGTTTCTGACGCGGAGAAGGCAAGTGATGAGTACGGCTTGATGGTCGGTCAAGCCATTCAATACGAGTGGTTTAAAAAGGACGGAAACCAGTGCCGGTTTTACAACCAGTGGCGGGAGTTCAACCGTCTGCGTCTCTATGCTCGTGGCGAACAGAGTATTGCTAAGTACAAGAACGAGCTTGCCGTTGATGGCGACCTTTCGTATTTGAATTTGGACTGGACGCCTGTTCCTATCCTGCCTAAGTTTATTGACATCGTCGTCAACGGTATGTCCGAGCGCGTCTTCAAGGTCAAGGCTTACGCTCAAGACGCCCTCTCGCAAGCCAAGCGGAGCAAGTATCAGGATATGATTGAGGGGCAGATGGTAGCCAAGCCTGTCTTGGAAATCATTCAGCAGAAGACTGGTGTCGACCCGTTCACCATGAACTCCGACGACCTGCCCAATAGCGACGAGGAGCTCAAGGTCTT